TGAGAATAAAAAGTGCAAATTTGGTGACAAATGTTTTTGGAAGCATTCAGGTGCGGTTAAGCAAGCCGCTCGTGTGGATGCTCCTGATAACATTTGCCGGATTCAATTGTCTGCCAATAATGGTTCAAGTGCGTTTCAGAATGCTATGCCATTGCGTGGTAGTCAAAAGATTCGGTTGTGTCACAATAAGCACTTTATTACTGATGAGAAATCTCCGATGAGTGTTAATCAAAATTTGCGTGTGAAATTATCTAATAATGCTGAAATCATTGTTCCAATTGGTCAATGGTCTTATGTGTCACACGCAACTCGAGATTTGGCTTATGTTGAGTTTGATACGAAGGTTAATCATTCCTTCCATGCTATTAAGCAAATGAAATTTCAAAAGCCAAAGGACGGTCAGCTCCACGATGTCCATTTATTCGCTTATAATTCTTATGGTGCTGCTCAGATTGGTGTGTCTTCGGGCACAGCTATTGTTAAGGGCAACATCATTGAACACATGGCGGAAGGTAAGAATGGTAATTGTGGTGGTATGGTGACAGTTGATGGTGTTCATTGTATCGGTATGCATTTCGGTGAAAACACCGGTTCGGGTGGAAAACACTGGAATGCTGAAACCGTTGATGATGATTTCGTCAACTTTTTCACAAAAAACTTGTAGTAGGGCCGGACTTATTAAAGATGCATAAACAATTCACTGGGTTGGTGGATCCGTTTTATGCCGCCCCTTCTACAACTGAAGTTAAGTCCAAATATGTTTACGATGTAAAGAAATTTCAACCTCATATGCCATATCTTGGGCGAGTGACTCGGTTCACTCCCTATGTAAATAAAAATAGTGTGAATGAGTATTTTGAGCAGTGGGCTGCTCTCCACGACATTAAGTATGAAAAAGAGTATGTGATGGCTCAATTGGAGCCTGAAGCTCTTGAAAAAAGTATTTTGAAGTACAATCGACCACAACCACAAATTCATGTTAAAGAGTGGAATGTGGCTTTAGATTGGACTGAAAAACATTTTCGTCGTTGGTTGAGTGGTTCTACGGTGTGTACTGATGAGAAGGTCATTAATGATTTGGATAAGTCGAAATCTGCGGGTTTTCCGTGGAATCTCACTTACAAGAACAAGCGAGAATTTCTGAAAGTTCCCGCGAATGTTGATTATCTGGGTCGTTATTATGATTCATTGAGTTCTGAAGATCCGATGCAGAGTTTTTGGGTTGCGAGTTTGAAGAAGGAGATGCGAGATGCTGAGAAGGTTAAATTGAAAAAGATTCGTTCTTTTACAGCTTCTAGTGTCGAGCATGTCTTTTCAACGAACAAATTATGTTTAGATATGAATAATAAGTTTTATAATACTGCCAATAAACATTGGAGTTTTGTAGGTGCCACCAAGTTTTATGCTGGGTGGGATAAGTTGTATAAACGTTTAAGTAAGCATCCCAATGCTTTTGAGTTGGATGAAAGTTCTTTTGATGCCAGTTTGTTTCGTGATGCCATGTATGGTCAACTATATTTGCGTAAGAAGTTCACAAAAATGACTGCCGATGAGGCACGAAAGTTGGATGAGCTTTATAAGCAAATTGTTGATTCTGTTTTAGTTATGGATAATGGTCAGGTGTTCATGAAAGATACTGGTAATCCTTCTGGTTCCGCCAATACGATTGTAGACAATACAATGATATTGTTTCGTTTGTTTGCTTATGCGTGGATTCGCGTTATGCAAGTCAAATGTCCTAAGCTCTGTAATTATGAGAGTTTTATGGAACACGTTGAGGCGGCGTTGAATGGTGATGACAATTCATATACCTGCTCTGACGCTGTTGTGGGGTGGTTTAATCCCACTGCCATCGCTGAGGTTTGGTCCGCTATTGGTGTCGAGACCACTACCCCCGATGAGAAGCCGAGGAAATTGCAGGATATTATGTTTTTGTCAATGCACTTTCAATGGTACGATAAATTGCAGATGTGGCTTCCCCGGCCTGATAGGAATAGAATAATGTGCTCTCTGCGTGAGGGTTCTGCAAATATGGATATTCGATGGTTAATGTTGCGCGCAATGGCGCTTCGAATTGAGAGTTGGCCCGATGAGGCAACTCGTGATGATATTATGTGTCTTATACAATGGATTGAAAAACATTATTCTTCCAGTTTACAGGGTGTCGTATTGCGTAGTCCCGAGGGACCACAATACGATATTACTTATGATATGATTGAAAAGGGGTTTAAGACAGATGCTGAGTTAGAACGGTTGTATTGTTCGCGTGTTGAACGATTTCATTCCGTGCCATTTGTATATGACTTATGTTCATCGGTTTTTATTTTGTAATAGCGGCGCTTCCGATGAAAAGTCGTTCCGGTAAAGAACGATAATAAGTACGCCAATACTTATGCCAAATGGTAAAACAAAAGCAGTCCGACGCGCTCAAACCGCGGCGGGACAAGCTCGTAAAGCAGCGCGTAAAG